CCCTAGATTTTGAAAACTTATCAAAGTCTAGGACAGTAGGACTAGCGAACGTGAGACCTATACCTTGCTCGATAGTATCTTTGGTAAGGTTAACAACCATCGTAACCATGTCTTGTATATCAAGAAGGCCACGACCTTGAGGCTGTCCATCGATATCATTATAGAGTGGATTCTCTGAGAGAACCCAATCATCATCTAGGTCAGCCTCATTGTATTCTGCGAGGACTTCATCAACCTTGCACAGATAGACTCCCTTGGGATACAGACCAAGCAGTAAATCTCTTTGGTCTTCATTAAGGGAATAGAATGCACAGGGACGATACCATCGCTTGCGGATAGTGCAGAGTGCAGAGTTTGATTGGTCGATATGAAGCGAGGTCAGACGAGTCCAGCGCAGATATGAATTGGATGCATTCGTTCCAACTATCTTATCAGCAATATGGTCATGTTCCATCTTAGCCTTGGCTTCATCTTCCTCATAGTCAAGGCCGAGATATGGAGTATCACATTGCTTACGAACATGCGAGGGCACAAAGAAATGAAGTGGACCCCACAGATTTATAGTAACCTTCTTACGAACTATCTCCTCAATACTTTCAATCTTCTCAGAGACAGTCTCCTTCTCATCCATTATCGGCTCACCAGAATATCCACATGTCTCACATTGTGGTGGCATTTCTGGTTGATTAGGGTCTTCTGATGGAGGTGGCATCGGCATAGGAGAGCCACACTCTGGACAGATAGGCTCAAGACTTATATCTGTCTGAGTCCCCATCTTAGGACGTTGAATCTTTGGCTTGGAGTAATCATCCTCAGTAGTGATGTTGGCTGCTACTATTCCACCGTTATACAGGTTGAACATAGCCTTCATCAACATCATCTCTGAGCCATTCTCCTTCTCTATCATCTTGGACAGAGATGAGAATGTCTTGGCCGTCAGGATGTCATCATGCTTATCTGCATCCTGAGGAAAGTATCTGACCTTGGGTGTAGCATTAGACAGAGCTGCTATGATTGACTCACCATACGCTTTGTAGATATTTATTATTTTTGGCAGTTCCTCGTTATCATTCAGGTCTGACTCAGTGATAGGGGTATAGTCAGTCCCGGCCTCATTCCAGAACACATTCTGTATGCCCTGCCAGTAGTAATCCAATAGCTTGAGAATCCTAGCCCTAGTAATACGGACAGATTCCTCACGACTATCGTAATGTTCTACGAGAGCATTCAGAGCTTCTTCAATATCTTCTGTATTAGTTTCTTCAACCGGCTCCAGTGGAGGTTCCTCAATAGAATCCTCAAGCGGAGTCTCCGGCCCAGAATCCAGAGTATCCTCAGCCGGTGGCTCTCCCATCATAGATGGGTCCATCATCGGGTCTGGAGTATCAAGTCCGGGTATCGTATCAGCCATTTTATCTTCTTCTTATAGGACGTTCTGCCGGTAAATCTATATCACCCTTAGAGAATGGGTCTACTTGTTCTGGTATAGTATTGCCTGGGCCTGGTGTTATAGGAATCCTATCATATATATTAAACGGCTTACCTAATGTTCTCAGGATAGACTCCATAGGGTCATGAGGATTAGCAAAGTCCCAGCTATCAAACATAGATAGATAAGGCTTGCCTTGCTCATCTTTTCCTATCGAAGTTCTAGCACTACCTAATCCCATATAATTAGATAAATTGCTAGAACCTATACCACCGTAATTCCCACCTAAAGCTACACTAGGATTATGCTCCAATGACATAGGTAGTTTGAGTTCATTTATATTCTTACCAACCACTTCCTTCGGCATTTGTATAATCCGAGGAAGATATTTATACTGACTCTTAAATGGTTGGTCCTGAAACTTAGTTAATGATGTTGGTCTATATGGTGCATCAGGTAAAGCATTTGTGTCATCACCAAGATACTGAGCTACTTGCTTCCTACGAACTTCTGGACTAAGAGATGAATTACCCCTTACTAATTTCTTCATCAAGCTAGTCATGAAACTATCTTGTTCCTCAGCAGGAACTTTAAGCTGAGGTTCAGTCTCAGTTTCAGACCACGGCTTCTTGATTTTGAATGGGGCCATGTTCTTTAACTTGAACTTTATGCTTCAACTCTAACTCACGCCGGATATCTTTGAAGTTACGACGCGCCGTAATTGGCTGCATAACTTCTGTAGACGGTCCAGATTCCACAGGATTATCAGTGAGCTTAGCCACAAGAACCCTGTTAGCTTCATCCAAAGTCTTGATGTGTGCTTTAAGGTAAGTCTCGTATTCCTCATGGACTGCACACGTAGGACAATTATTGATGATGCCTTGGTCTGAACTGTTTGAATAATCGTCCGACGCGTATATTCTTCGTCCTGTCAAGATGTTCCAAGCGTCTATGAAACGCTGTCTGATTTCCGGTTTGCTGGAGTTCGTCATAGATTTGAGATTCTTTTCGTAGTGCAATGTCCATTGCTTCAGTAGACTCTCTCCACTTGTCGATACCTTTAAGGAGGTATCGCAAATCGTCGTAAAAATCATCACCAAGCTCAGTATCTGTAGCGTCCCACTTCTTTACATCTTCAGCAGACTTTCCAATCTTATCCTCGACATATACACACATCGGGATTGTATTGATTAGATATTGACAGGTGCTGAATATCTGTAGCTTAGGCAGAACCTCTGGCTTCTTAGGAACAAACCTAGACAGATAATCATCATACAACTTAATATTGCCAGTCCTAAGTATCCTAGCGGCGAGTTCAGAATCATATTCCTCGACTTGAGTGGGCTGAGGAAGTGGCTCAAGTCTAAGATATTCGTGAATCAGCAACTTACCTGAGAGTCTCTCATTATCAGCAGCAGTCGGAACAAACTCTACATGACCTTCAAGAGTCTCAGTCTTAGCATATTCCATGAACTCTTGAGCAACTGTATTGGTTCCACGGTTCTGCCATGCACTGCCATCTAGTTTAGGACCAATAGCTAACTGTTCACTTCCTGTGAGAATTGCGAAATTCTTGGCCCAGAGTGATGTGGTCTCTTGTCGAGACATGTATTCTCTGTATATATAAACTCGACCATCTGGAGATAACGCACCCCATAGAATAGCCGTAGGATGGTTATAGCCCCAATCAATCGCAGCAAATCTAGGCCACCACTTAGGAATCTCAAACGGTTCACAGACATGGCTTCTTTGTAGAGTGTCATTAGGTAGAGGTGCTCGAAGAAACTCCTCAAATACCTGACCCTTGAATGCGTCCCAGTCTCCAAGAACCTTAGCTTTATATTCCGCTTCGGGTAGGTCTTTAAGACTGTTAGCGTAATCTTCCTTATTCTGTATGTGGATATTATCAATGAGCGATGATGGAATGAATATACGTCGCTCATTTGTCTTGTGGTCTAGAATCAGTTTATATCCGAACCGCGCCGGGTCTATGAATCTACGCTTGACCCATGAGTGTCCTATATTCCCAGGATTGCTAGCAGACCTCATTATAGTGGGAAGGTCCGGCGCAGAAGTTCGCAGCCGAGACTTCATGTATACATAGACCCACTCACTGAAATGTGTCAGCTCATCAAACGCTATATAATTGAATTCCGCTGTATCATGTTCCCTAGCATCATCTTCGTTCGCTAGATATGATAGCCTTATAGTCGCTCCATCCAGCTTAGGATTATCAGGATGAGGAAAAGTAAATACGTGATTAGTAGCGTTATACCTGGCTCCCAATGGGAGATAATAGTCCTTCCCACGAGGAATAAGTGATTCTTCGAGTTGAGGGAATGTCTTACGAAAGATGATTGCATGGAACCTAGGATTATGAATCCATCCCCTTACAACTGGAAGCATCATCAATATATCAGACTTGCCACCACCTAACTGCCCACCAAAGAATCCCTCACGAACAGAATCAGGAATCTTGAGGAAGTCTTCCTGGGTTTTGAATGGACGCCAATATTTTATTAGCTGACCATCATCCAGTCGGACTTCCTCAAGATAAGCCATTACTTTGGTTCCGGAGTCTGGGGAAGGGTATTGTCAATCTCCCCTTCACTGACAGGAACTATAACCCAACCGAAGCGCACGCTATACTTCAACTCAAACTTCTGGTTGCGTCCGGGCGGAGTCGGGTTAATTGTGGGAGGCAGAACTATTGGCAGACTAATCTGCGGCGGAGGCGTAGTCCCATTATCCGGCAGAGTATTGTCCGGCCCGACAGGAGGAAATATTGGACCGCCACCAGGATAGACTGGCGGATAGACTGGACCACCACCAGTATGCGGCGGACGAGGATGGCCCTGTCCATATCCTGGGTCTACAGGACCACCGGGAAATACTGGACCAGTTGTAGGATAGACCGGAGGAGTTGGCAGAGAATTGTCAGGATAGTTTCCTGCTCCACCATCCAAGAATGTAATCAACGCAACTCTAGACTGCATATCACTCTCCTGCTTGGGTTAGACTTACTTCTTTTCTTCTGCCTTACGTGCCGCTGGTTGAGTCACTACATCGTCGAGATAGACTGAATCTACTTCCACAATCACAGCATCAACCGTGGGAATGCCAGTATCTCGAACATGGAATGAGACTTTGCATCGCTTCTCATCCTCAGTAGCTCCGACTATAGTTCCTTTCAGAGTTACTTCCTCACCCTGAGCATGGAACTTAGTAACCTTCGGAGGTTCCTCAGACTTGGGATTACCTATAGCTCCGGCGCCGGGCGTTGCTACTGCTGTCATTTTCAATCTCCTTTGCAGACTAGCAAATGAAACAGACATTCTCCGCTCTAGTCTTCTCTACTCCATCAATCACTCTAGAAGAAGGCTCAAAGCTAACTTCCTGCCCCACTTTTAATTCATCAAACTTCAGTGGAGACTCTGGAGAGACTGTCTGCTGATGGAAGAAAAAGTAATTTCCTTCCACATCTTTGATGAATCCAAATCTCTTTTCTTCCAGTATCCGAGATACCTTGCCTAGCATAGTAGTAGTTCCTTAAGCTAAGTTAACGTCAACAGTTTCGTATCGTTCCTCACCCTTGATAGCAGGAGCGTAGACTACAATCTGGACTTGGTTGCCATTATTGTAGTCTAC